TTTAAAGCTTTTACCTGAATTTAAGGATTATACAACTAGAACAGAACGTTCTAAAGAATTAATGGCAATGGGGATTCCATTGAACACTGATTCTACATTCTTAGGTCAAACAGTTTTTATGGCTGAGCGAGCAAGTGAATTATTAATTGAAAATATTATTACAGATCGTACTATTATTGATGTAATGGCATTTGCTCAAGCCTCTAAATCAATGGATTGGACAGATAAAGAAGCATTTTATGCTTACGCTATTCGTTTAATTAGAGAATACGATTATATTTTCTATGTCTCACCTGAAGGAGTAGAGATTGAAGATAATGGTATTAGAGAAACAGATGCAAACTACAGAAATGAAATTGACATCATTATTCGACATATTTTAAGTCAACAAAAACACCGCATTAAAAATTATGGTGTACTTGAGGGTAGTACTGAGGAACGCATTGAACAAATGCTAGAAGCGCTTTCTCTGTAATATTTATAATAAAATAATTACTATAATGAAACGTTCAGAATTAGCAGAATACATTAAAGAAACCATTGTAGATGTTCTTTCAGAAGCATCAGCTGAAGATGTTAAAAATCAAGAAACGATAAATCAATTAAAAAAAGATGAGTTAGCACTAACTCAAAAAATTAAGGATCTATCTGAAGATATTGATGATGAAGATGCCGCTGCTCAACAAGCAACAGCAGACACAAAAGATTCTATCTCTGTAATTTCTCGTAAATTACAAGATACAACTAAAGAGATGAAATCTACTGTTAATAAATGGAAACAAGCTGAAGGTGAAGAAAAAGAAAGACTATTAGCTCGTTTAAAAGATTTAACTAAAATCAAAAAAGAACTTGAGGGATTACTTTAAAAATATCCAAACCCTATTAGTTGTAGTATTAGCAGCTCTATTGTTTTTACAACGAGGCTGCTCTTCTACACCTCCAGTAGAACCAGAAGTTATTACAGAAGTAGTAACTAAATGGGATACTGTTAAAATAGAGAAAACAGAATACGTTCCTAAAATAGTAGAAAAAGTAGTAGTTGAAATTGACACATTCTCTGCTCCTATTGATACAATTACAGTATTAAAAGATTATTATGCTAAATACTTCTATACTGATACCATTCAGATAGATACGTTAGGTTCTATAGTGATAAATGACACTATTACCCGTAACTTAATTTCAATGCGTGATGTACAATCCAACATTTTCATCCCAACAACTACAATTACTAATACTATTTACCTCTACAAACACGAGTTTTATGGGGGTTTTTCGGTAGGAGCAACTAATCAAGCAGTACAAAATATTAACGGCGAATTCTTATACGTTAATAAAAAAAGAGATGCATACGGTTTTGGGGTAGGTTTAAACCCACAATGGCAACCTGTTTACACAGTTCGTATGTACTGGAAAATAGGTAAATAATGGCTGAACAAAATTTAAGACAGATAATCCAACAGGAATACATTAAGTGTGCTTCTGACCCAGTACACTTTATGAAAAAGTACTGTTTTATTCAGCACCCACAACGTGGGCGTATTCCATTTAATTTATTCCCATTCCAGGAAAAAGTATTAAAATTATTTCAGGAAAATCCTTATTCTATTGTACTTAAATCTCGTCAGTTAGGTATTTCAACATTGGGCGCAGGTTATTCTTTATGGTTAATGTTATTTCATAAAGATAAAAACGTGCTGTGTATCGCAACAAAACAAGATACAGCCAAAAACATGGTTACGAAGGTTAAATTTATGTATGAAAATTTACCTTCCTGGCTTAAGATAGATGCTCCTGAAAATAACAAATTAACACTTAGGTTAAGTAATGGATCTCAAATTAAAGCTACTTCAGCATCAAGTGATGCAGGTAGATCGGAAGCCGTTTCTTTGCTATTAATTGATGAGGCAGCCTTCATTGAAAATATTGGTGAGATCTGGGCTTCAGCTCAACAAACACTAGCTACTGGTGGTGGTTGTATTGCATTAAGTACTCCTTATGGTACTGGTAATTGGTTCCACCAAACTTGGGTTAGATCACAAAATGGTGAGAATGATTTTTTACCTATTAAATTACCCTGGTTTGTCCATCCTGAACGTGACCAAGTATGGAGAGATAGACAAGATGAATTATTAGGTGACCCTAGAATGGCTGCACAAGAATGTGATTGTGATTTTAGCACTTCAGGTGATATAGTATTTTATCCTGAATATATTGAATTTTATGAAAAAACATATATTAAAGACCCACTTGAGAAACGAGGCGCTGACCAGAACTTATGGATTTGGGAACCCGCTGATTATTCAAGATCCTACCTTGTGGTTGCTGATGTGGCTCGTGGAGACGGGAAAGATTATTCTGCGTTCCACGTTATTGACATTGAAACAAATACACAAGTAGCAGAATATAAAGGTCAAATAGGCACTAAAGAATATGGTCATTTATTAGTAGGTATTGCTACTGAATATAATGAAGCATTGCTTGTAATTGAAAACGCTTCAATTGGTTGGTCTACTATCCAAACAGTAATAGATAGAGGATATACTAACCTTCATTACTCAACTAAAGGTGATTCTACAAGAGTAGATTCGTATTTTGACAAATACATGGATACGAGTAAAATGGTTCCTGGGTTTAGTATGACATCTAGGGTTAGACCTATGGTAATTGGTAAATTCCAAGAATATATTTCGGATCAAAGTGTAATAATTCAATCAAGTAGATTGATAGAAGAAATGAAAGTGTTTATTTGGAAAAACGGACGTGCAGAAGCTCAACAAGGTTACAATGATGATTTGGTTATGTCATTTGGGATTGCTATGTTTATGCGAGATACTTCATTTAAATTTAGACAACAACATTTAGATATGAGTAAAGCTACTTTAAATAGTATGTCAACTAATAAAACACCTTTTGTAGGAGGATATAATAATAATAGAAATATTCAAAATCCATATGAAATAGATAACCCATATGGTGGAAAAGAAGACATTAGTTGGCTTCTCTAAATATTTATAATAATAAATTACATTATGGCTGATACTAGCTTATTTAAAAGATTACAAAGATTATTTGCTTCTGACGTAGTAATTAGAAATGTTGGAGGTAATCAACTTAAAGTAGTCGATACAGACCATATCCAAACTTCTGGTGAATTTGCCACAAATTCATTAATGGATAGGTTTCAAGGCATTTACCAAAACCCAGCATCTACCTCATTATATGGTCAACAATTTAATCTCAATTATCAATACTTAAGAACATACCTTTACTCAGATTATGACTTAATGGATACAGATGCTATTGTAGCTTCAGCATTAGATATTATTTCTGATGAATGTACCTTAAAAAGTGATATGGGTGAAGTGTTACAAATTAAATCTTCGGACGAAGATATTCAAAAAATCCTATATAATTTATTCTACGATGTATTAAACATTGAGTTTAACCTTTGGTCTTGGACTCGCCAAATGTGTAAATATGGTGATTTTTTCTTAAAACTAGAGATTTCTGAAAAATTTGGTGTTTATAATGTAATCCCTTATTCTGCTTATCATATTGAAAGAAAAGAAAACTTTGACCCAGAAAATCCATCAAAAGTAGTATTTACATACAACCCAGAGGGTATTTACGGAGGTTCTTCTTCTGGTTATTATACTACACCAAACAATAATTCTCAAGCAAATACAATTGAATTTGATAATTACGAGATTGCCCACTTTAGATTATTATCTGATGTAAATTATCTTCCATATGGACGTTCTTACTTAGAACCAGGTCGTAAATTATTTAAACAATATTCACTAATGGAGGATGCTATGTTAATCCATAGAATCGTTCGTGCACCTGAAAAACGTATTTTCTATATCAATGTAGGTTCAATTCCACCAAACGAGGTAGAAAACTTTATGCAGAAAACTATTTCTACAATGAAGCGTACTCCGTTTATGGATCAAAAGACTGGTGAATATAATTTAAAATATAACATGCAAAATGTTATGGAAGATTTTTATATTCCTATTAGAGGTAATGATCAAGCAACAAAAATTGATACTACTAAAGGTTTAGAGTATGCTGCAATTGAAGATGTAGAATACCTAAGAGAAAAATTATTTGCTGCTCTTAAAGTGCCTAAAGCATTTATGGGTTATGATGAAAACCTTTCAGGTAAAGCTACATTAGCAGCTGAAGATATTCGTTTTGGTCGTACAATTGACCGTATCCAACGCATCCTAATCTCAGAATTATATAAAATTGCTTTAGTTCACCTATACGCTCAAGGGTATAGAGACGAACAAATGACTAATTTTGAACTAGATTTAACTACACCTTCAATTATTTACGATCAAGAAAAGATCGCATTAATGAAAGAAAAAGTAGATTTAGCTGGTCAAATGATGGAAAATAAATTATTCCCAACAGATTGGATTTATGAGCACGTATTCCACTTCAGTGAAGATCAATATGAAGAATATAGAGATCTAATTGTACAAGATCAAAAACGTAGATTCCGTTTAGCTCAAATTGAGACTGAAGGTAATGATCCATTAACAACAGGTCGTTCATATGGCACACCACATGATTTAGCTTCATTATATGGTCAAGGTAGAATGGAAAGCGACCCTGCTAATGTACCTGATGGTTATAATGAAAAACAACCATTAGGTAGACCTGAAGAAAAAGTATCTAATATTAATACTCAAGATAATGCTTTTGGAAAAGATAGATTAGGTCGTCAACAAAATAAAGTAGACGATCAACCTGATGGATTAAGAGAAAGTGCTAAATTAGCTTATTCTAAAAATAGTTCACTTTTAGAATCTTTAGGAAAACGCACTGAATCACTATTAGACGAAAAAAACATTAAAGAGTAATATCTCCTTATATATTTATAATAAACCTTATTTGGAATGAACATTAAACATTCAAAGTACAAAAATACTGGTATTCTTTTTGAGTTACTTGTTAGACAAGTAACAGCAGATACTCTAAATGGTGTAGAGTCTGCTGCCATTAAATTAATCCAAAAATATTTCGTTAAGTCCGAATTAGGAAAGGAATATAAATTATATGAAGCGTTAACTAAAACTACTACCCTTACTGAAAGTAAGGCTAATGTTTTAATCCAAACTTTACTAGAATCATCTAAAAAATTAAACCGTAGAGCCCTTAAAAAGGAAAAATACAATTTAATTAACGAGATTAAATCTAGCTATAATTTAGAAGAATTCTTTAAAACAAAACTTCCACATTATAAAGTACATGCTGCTTATTATATGTTATCGGAAGTACAAAATACTGAAGCTCTAGTAGACACTAATGTTATTGTAAACAATAAAATGACTCTATTAGAGCATCTCTCTACTTCAGATATCAATGAAAAGAAAGTAGAAGCTGAAGTGTTACAAGAATTCCAATCATACGATAAAGATACTCGTATGCTTACTTATAGAATTTTAATGGAAAAATTCAATGGTAAATATGATGGTTTACACGCCAGTCAAAAAGAAGTATTAAGACAATACGTTAATTCAGTCGACTCAACCCCAGTATTAAGAGAATTTTATAATATTGAAGTAGGTAAAATTAAATCTCAATTAATTGAATTATTATCTCAAATTACCGATAAAGCAGTTCAAATTAAAATTAATGAAGTAAGTAATCTAATCGAAGAATTAGATAAAACTTCAAATGTAACATCTGATAATATTGTAAATATTCTTCAATACTTAGAATTAGTAGAAGAATTAAAAACAGCACATGGCTAAAATTGGCGATACTGAAGTAAAAGGTGGCATACAAACTACTGTAACTAACATTGACCCGGAAACAGGTCAAATTAGTTGGGATGTTGAATACTCAGCTGATTATCAAAAATTATTTAAAGATATTACTGACCTAATGAAAACAGCTAAAGAGGTAGCTGATATAACAGGTGAAGCTTTTTTTAAAGACCATTATTTAGATATTAGAAAACGTAGAAATGAGTTAAGAACTTATTTACGTAATAATAAGGCTAAAGAATATGCTCGTATTAAAGGGATGAATGAAATGAGTGGTACTGGAGGCGGTGGTGCTTCTTTTAGTGTAGATACAGGTGCCCAATATGCAACACCTAAAGCATTTAAAAAAACAAAAGATATTAATGAATCTAATCCTGGTTCTACTTTAGGTAAAGGACCGAAAGCAGGTGAAGATGGAGTTAAGGACAATTATTATGTTAAAGGATTTAAATATAAATTAGTTGATCCAAAAAAATTAGCGAAAAAATCTAAAGCCATAGATACTAAATATTTATGGGCACCAGATACATTCGTTAAAGAATAATAATATGTATAAGTATAAGTTAAATTTAAATGAGCGAGATGAAAAACGAGCACAATTTCAAGAGAAACGTATTCAATCGTTTCAAGAAATTGAAAAACGTTTAAATAGTTTATACCCTTTGATAGATAAAGCTAAAGATGAAACAATAGCTTATTATCAAGATAAACCCGAATCATATAGTGTAGTATATGCTACTGATTTAATTTTAGATTATATAAAAGATATTGAAAATTTGTTAAAACAACAATAATGAAACAGCCAACATTACAAGAACAGTATAACTTATTAAGTGAAGGTAGAGGTAATAAAAATGCTTTTATGAAATCTGCTTTAAGACAGTTCCCAAATCTATTTAATAATTTTACTAATTATGATACTGCGGTAACAGTTTTAAAACAAAAACAAATTATCTCAGAAGCCGTAGGAGGTGTTGCTACAGGTAATGCTAACCCATTTATGAATTGGGAAAAATTCTTAGCTGAAGAAGCTAAAGCAGAAGAAAAAAAACCAACTAAAGAAGTTACGGATATGGAAACTGCTGGTTTTGATTATAAAGATGAAAAAAATATCGATAATCTTTATGGCGAAGCTTTTTTACAAGGATTCTATACAGAAATGGAAGACCCTAAAAATAAAGATAAATCTGTAGATGAATTAAAAGAAATTGTAGCTAAAAATTTGGCTAAAGATAGAACATATTATGCTACTGAAGCTCAATTTGGTATTAAAGATATAGGTTATACCGATGATGCCCCAGGATTAGCAGTTTCAGATAAAGAAATTAAAGGTAAATATGCTTCATCTGGAATGGAAGAAGTTAAATTAAAAGAAGATATGATTAAATTAACAGATTTAATTAACGAAGCTATTGGTGGTTACGTTGATTTACGCCCTGCAGGAATGACTACAGAAAACGCAAGAACTGATGCTGAAGAAGAAGGCTACTTAGATGGAATGCGTGACGAAAAAGAAGACTTAAAAGACAAAGCTAAAGACAAAAAGAAAAAAGTTAAAAAAGAAACAATTGATTCTAAATTAGCTGAAATCGAAAACGCAGGTAAAGTAACTACTTTAGAAGCTCAAATTGAAGCTTTAGATGAAGCTATTGAGACTAAAAACCAAAGAATTTCAATGGTATCAGAAGATGAAAATCTATCTGAATTAGTAGATAAAGTTAAAATGAAAGAAATGCAACGCGAAGTTAAAGACCTTGAAAGAAGAAAGGCTAAAATGGAGAAGTTGTATGAAAAAATGTGTGGTAAAGCCTACTCAAAACCAGAAATGGTAGACGAAGTAGACGAAATGGAATACTAGGATGAAAAAAGTACTAGTAGAAACTCAAATTTTTAAACCACAAGGTTTAATGCTTACCGAAGGAAAACTCTCTAATAGAGGGAATCCTATGGTTGAGGGTATTCTAGCTACTGCTGAAGTAAAAAATGGTAATGGTCGTTACTACCCAAGAGAATTATGGGAACGTGAGATCGACAAATACATGGAATCAGTTAAACAAAACAGAGCACTAGGTGAATTAGACCACCCAGAGTCTTCTGTTATTAACTTAAAAAATGTATCCCATAATATTACTGAAATGTGGTGGGACGGAGATGAAGTATATGGTAAAATTGAAATACTTCCTACTCCATCAGGAAATATCCTTAAAGCACTAATTGAAAATAACATTACCGTAGGTGTATCTTCCCGTGGAATGGGTTCATTAGAAGATAGAAATGGCGTATTAGAAGTACAAGATGACTTCGAATTACTATGTTGGGATTTTGTCTCAACACCTTCCAACCCAGGTTCATATATGGAAATTGTTACTGAAGGTAAAATGGCTCAAATAAATAAATACCAAGGTGTTAATAGTATTGTAAATGAAATTTTATGTGCTAATACTTGTACTTGTTATTTAGACTAATACCTCTGTATTGAGGCGCTACCAAAGAACGCTCTTCGAAAGAAGGGCGTTTTTTATATCTTTTTATATATGTATAGCTGTAATGTGAGCAATATACTATGTTCTGTATAGTATTCACTATTTAAATAATTCTTATTACGTCTCCTAATAGGCGTACTCCACAAACTAAATTTTGAGGTAATGGCAAACAGAGATCTGCTTAAAGAAGCAATCGCTGACGCAAAAGCACTTAAAGAAACTGCTATTGCGAACGCAAAAGTCGCTTTGGAAGAAGCTTTCGAACCAAGACTCAAGTCTATGCTTTCAGCTAAACTTGAAGAAATGGAAAAGGAAGAATTGGAAGAAGGTGACGATGAAATGACCGAAGCTAAGAAAAAGTACAAGGACGATGATCGTAAAGACGGAGGTGAAAGCAAAGAAACTAAACGTACAGAAAAAATGAAGTACGGTAAGGATCTAGCTGAAGCTGAAGACATGGACGAAGAAATGGACTTAGACGAAATCTTAGCTGAACTCGAAGGTGATTTATCTGAAGATGCAAGAACTGACGCTGAGGAAGAAGGCTACAAAGACGGCATGGAAGATGAAAAAGAAGACATGGAAGATGATGAAGAAGATGAAGAAATTGATCTTGACGACTTATCAGAAGAAGATCTTAAATCATTTATCGAGGATGTAATCGCTGATATGGTTACTGCTGGTGAATTAGAAGCTGGTGATGAATTCGAAGTTGAAGACGAAGATGTTGAAGACGACGAAGAAATCGATGTAGAAGATGACACAGAAGTAGACGTTGAAGTTAACGAAGCAAAAGAAGACATGGACGAAGGCTACGGCAAAGAAGACATGGATGAAGGTGTAATGGATAAACTTAAGAAACTATACAACGATAAGAAATTACTTTCTAAAATCGTAACTGTAGATGGCGAAGATGTATCTATTAAAGATCTTTTATCATTAGCAGGTTCAGGCGCTACAGCTGGTATGGCTAAGTCTGGTTCAGGTAAAACTTCATCAATTGGTGAAGATGCTCGTACTGATGCCGAAGAAGAGGGTTACCTCGACGGTATGAAAGACGAAAAAGAAGATATGGATGAAATGAAAAAAGAACTTGACGAGTTAAGATCTGAACTTCATGAAACTAATCTTTTAAACGCTAAACTTCTTTACACAAATAAAATTTTCAGAGCTAAAAACTTAAAAGAAGCTCAGAAAGTGAAAGTTCTAGAAGCATTTGATAAAGCATCAAATGTAAAAGAAGTAAAACTTATTTTTGAAACTTTAAACGAAGGCATGGTTGCTAAAACTGCTGCCCCAATTAGAGAAAATTTAGGTAGAGCTTCTAAAGCTTCAGGCAATGCGCCAACAAAACAACCTATTATGGAAATTGATCCACAGGTTGCTAGATGGCAAAAACTTGCAGGCTTAAAATAAATTAATTTTAAATTTTAAATTTTAGACAAATGTCACAATTAAATTCTCTTTTAGAAAGCGCTGGTGCAGGTTGGAAAAACATGCAATCAGATGCTGCTAGATTGGCGAATAAGTGGGAAAAAACAGGTTTGTTAGAAGGCTTCAGCAAAGAAGTTGATAAAAACAACATGAGTTTAATCCTCGAAAACCAAGCTAAGCAATTAGTAGTAGAGCAATCATCAACTGGTGGTTCTGCTAACTTTACAGTAGGTACTGGTGAGCAATGGGCTGGTATCGCTTTACCATTGGTAAGAAAAGTATTCGGTCAAATCGCAGCGAAAGAATTCGTTTCGGTTCAACCAATGAACTTACCTTCAGGTCTAGTATTTTACTTAGACTTCCAATATGGTGATGCGAAAACTCCTTTCGCTTCAGGTGAATCACTTTACGGTACTAAAAACTCAGGTGATTTCCCATTCGAAACAGACCCTACAAACTTAAACCAATTAGGTACTAAAGGTTTATATGGTGCTGGTAGATACACTTACTCTACTAACCAATTCTCTTCTTCATTAGTTTCTTTAGCTGCTAGAGCAACTGCCTCTAACGTTGATATTAACTTTGATTCAAGATTAACTGCTTCTTTGGAAGCTGGCCAAATCCACAGATTATCAGTTGCTACAGGTTCTATCCCAGGATACGATCCTCAAGCAGTACGTGGTTTCGTACTTACTTCAGGTTCAACAGTTGATTCTGATGATTTATTAATGGGTCTTACTAAAGTAAACGGTGCAAACATCGAATTCTTTGTTTCTGCTTCTGCGGGTGCTGCCCCAATTGATCAAAACAGCAATTTCAAAGTATTCTACCAGAAAACAACAACTATGTCTCCTTACGAGGTAGGTGATTTCGAAGCTGGAAACGACTTCGCATTCCCTAACTCATTATCTCAAACTGATATCGACATCCCAGAGATCAACATTCAGATGAGAAGTGAGGCTATCGTAGCTAAAACTAAGAAATTGAAAGCTGTTTGGACTCCTGAGTTTGCTCAAGATTTGAACGCTTACCAAGCTCTAGATGCTGAAGCTGAAGTAACTAATATCATGAGCGAGTACATCTCATTAGAGATTGACCTCGAAATCTTAGATATGTTGATTACTGATGCTGCTGCAG